AACGAGCTAATACCAATCCATAAACTATTGAATGCTACTAATGTAGGTAGTAGCTTTTGTTCGCTCACCCATATTAACAACGCTGAAGTCATTAATGTTATGAAATGTGCCCATATAACTTCTTTTCCAAAAATTATAGCAGGAAGTATCACAAGTAGTTTAGCAGTCCATGCTGCTGCTTCAACTACATTGTATCTTTTTAGCCAATAACCTTTACTAAACCATAAACAATAAGATTTATGTATTTCCTTGAAACCAACTTTGTTATAGACAACAAAAACAATTGTTGCCCATAATGTTAGTGTTAATATAGTTACCATACTATTATTTATCCGCTTTTATTAGTCTTTCAAACTCTCTAAGTCTTTTATAAACACTTGCTAATTCAATAATTGTTGGCCATGCTTTTAACAAATATTGCATCGAACCTTCAACTCTTCCAAATGCTCTTATAATTTGTTGCATAACACCTAATGTTACAACACCTGCTACAATAGCTGGAGCTAAGAAAACATAAGCTGATAACACATTGGCTTGTAAATATGAAAGTCTACCTATATTAAAATATAAATATCTTATATAAGATTTAAAGTGAATTCCTCTAACATCTTGGAATATTTCTTCAATTGTTTTAGGACGAATAGTATTATCATCTTCTGCAATGACAAGTATCTTTCTGTAAGCTGCTTCTTTCTTTTGTAAGTCATATTCGACTCCAACTAGACGCAACACCCATCCTAATGCTATTAAGAATATAGTTCCACCAACAGTCCATATTAATGCACCTGTTATTAATCCATATTGCCAATCACCAAAGAAGAATATTGGAATACCAGCTGATAATCCTAAAAGAATAGGAATAAACTGTATTAACACCATAACTGATTCAATAAAACTTGTACCAAGTGATTCCATGATACGACTAAACTTAATTGTATCTTCTTGTACACGTTGAGCCGCACCTTCTATTGTACGAGCTTTATCGTATACGCTGTGATACCATTCTACCATTGCTGCTCGCCAACGGAACAGATAGTGTGCTGTAAAGTAACTGATAAGAACATATATTAAAACATAAATTGCGGCCAAGTAAAAGAAACTTGCTAAACTTGCCCAGTATTCACCAATAGTTATTGCATTTGGCTCGCCTAATGCTTTTTGTATCATATCATAAAATTGTCCAAACCATTCGTTAATTTTAACGTCAATTTGAACTTGTATCCATAAAGAACTCAGGATAACAGCTGAACCCAGCCATGACCATAACTTCCAATGGGTTTCTGTAAAAAATCTAAACATAAGTTTTCCTCTTATAAAATGTAGTTTTAACTACACACATAACTATTTATATGTTTCTACGATACGAAATTGCATAAATACAATATAACAAGGAAACCTACATGCCAAGATTAAGTTTATACAAACCATTTAAAGGTAACGACTATAAGTTTATGGATCATGCAATCCGTGAGCAATTCGACATAGGTGGTACCGGAATACACGTACACAAGTACTTAGGCCCAAACGTTAGAAGAGATAGTAACGACCCTAGTGAGCCTAACTACGGTAGTGGTTTAGAAGTTGACAATATAACTGGACAAGAAATAAATCCCGAAGGCAACATAGACGAAACAAAGATACAAGATCTATTGTTTATGGAAAACCGAGACAGGAAGTATGATCCAGATATTTTTGAATTACGTGGAGTATATAATGTAAGTGACAACGACTTTGACTTAACCCAATTTGGCCTATTCTTAACAAACGATACACTTTTTATTAGTTTTCACATTAACGACATGGTTGAACGTATGGGTCGTAGACTTATGCCAGGAGATGTAATTGAATTACCTCATTTAAGAGATGAATTATTGCTTACTGCGGAACGTGAAGCTATTAACAAATTTTATGTAGTACAAGATGCGGCAAGAGGCAGTGAAGGATATAGTCAAACATGGTATCCACACATTTGGCGTGTTAAAGTAGCACCACTTACAGATACACAAGAATACGCAGATATACTTGGTACTGCTAACGATCCAGACAGTTTAAAACAAGATTTAAGTAATTATAAAACAGAACTTAACATTAGTAATGCAATTGTAGCGGCTGCTGAAAACGCAGATCCATTAGGGCTTCCATTAGCAGAACATTTATTTGGACAAGAAGATAAAACTGATGAATATGTACATGGCGACACACTAGTACAAGGTGATCAGTTTCCAGCTTTTCCAAATGATGGAGAATACTTTGTTAGAACTGATTTCCAACCAAATAGACTGTTTGTAAGACGTGGAAGTAAATGGCATAGATTATATGACAATATTACTGGCCAAACTTGGAGTGATAGAACATACAATGCAAGTAGCTTTATTAACAATAATAAAACAACAGTAGTAGATGATAAAGAACAGCCAGAACGTCAGGCAATATCACAAGCTATTAAACCTAAGAGTGATTTTAAATAATGGCACAACAATATTTTTATGATAAACAAATTCGTAGATACATTCAGCAATTTATAAGATTGTTTAGTGGCTTTAACGTTGAAATGGGAAAGAACGATCAGGACTTAGCTGTATTCCAACAAGTTCCTGTACGTTATGGTGACATTAACAGAATGGCTGCCCACATAACAAGAGAGAACAGTGAAAACATTATTAATACTGTTCCATTTTTAAGTTGTTATGTAACTAGTTTAGACATGATGGCAGATCGTAGAACATATCAAGATCATGTTGATAAGGTTCAAGTGTTTGAAAAGAAATATGACGACACTACAGGAGCATATACTAACGAAAAAGGTAACAGCTACACAGTTGAAAGACACGCACCCGTTCCTTACATGCTACAAATGAATACTGACATTTGGACATCTAACACAGATCAAAAATTACAGTTAATGGAACAAATACTTGTATTGTTTAATCCTACATTAGATATTAGAACTAATAGCAGTGTAATAGATTGGACAGCACTAAGTCATGTAGAGTTAACTGGAACAACATGGAGTACTAGAAGTGTTGGTTCTAGTATAGATGATATTATTGATGTTGCAACGTTAAGTTTTAACATACCAGTATACATTAATCCACCAGCTAAAGTAAAACAACAGAAATTAATTCACACTATTATCAGTGAACTTTATAACCTAGACGAAGACAACTTAGACTTGTTTAAGAACGAACAAGCATTCGACAAAAAGACGTTACAATACACAGTTGTAACATATGAAGATAGAAAAGTAAAGTATGAAGATGGCAATCTGCAATTACTAAATCAAAACGGATCTACATTAGACGACGATGGTATAACTTTAGATTGGTCTAAAGAATTACTAGCATTTGGAGTTTTAAGACCCGGTATAAGTCAATTGCGACTTAGAAAAAGTACACAAGTATCTGATGTAACAGAAGATATTATTGGCAGATTAGACATACATCCATCAAATGTAAATCTATTAACAGTCGACATAGATGCAACAACATTACCTACTAATACATTAGGTACAGTTGATGCTATATTAGATCCAGCGATTAACTTCCCTGGCGATGGTACTATGCCATCAGCAGCTACAGGCCAAAGGTATATCTTATTATCTGATTTACCGTCAAGCACTAATTGGGGCAATGTAGTAGCTGGTAAGTATGATATCATAGAGTATAATGGGTCAGCATGGATTGTAAGTTTTGATAGCTCTAACATTTCGGCAGTAAATTACGTAACTAACGTAGCAAGTAATGACCAATTAGAATGGAATGGCTCTGAATGGGTCAACAGCTATGAAGGAATTTATAATGCAGGCTACTGGCGACTATATCTGTAACACAGATGATCCATGCGACGATTGCACACATTGGATAGGCACACTATAACATGATAACAGCAAGCGGTTGCTTATTTTTAAGCACAGACACAGGCAGAGTTATGCTACAGCAAAGAAGTGGCGCTGTCAACCATCCTAGAACATGGGGCTTTTTTGGCGGCAAAGCTGAGGGTAAAGAAAGACCTGTTGAATGTTTAATGCGTGAGGTTGAAGAAGAATTAGGATTAGTTCCTGATGTTAAAAAAGTTATTCCAATTAACAAGTTTACAAGTCCTAATAAGAAATTTATATACCATACATTTGTAGTTACAGTAGAAGAAGAATTTCTTCCTATATTAAATAATGAAAGTGATGGTTATTGTTGGGTTAAAGTAGGTAATTGGCCTAGGCCGTTGCACCCTGGTGCTAAGATACAATGTAGTTCAAAACAGTTCATTAAAAAAATAAAAACTGTATACGAACAGCATACTACGCCGTTGGAAAAATAATACCCATTTCTTTTCTAGTAAACATTCTATCTAAAAATGCATTAAATACTTCTTCAGTATCATATTGATGAAGTTCGCTAAATTCAGGATCAACTTCAATAATTTCTTCTATAGTTCTTATATTATATGTAAAGCCTAATGCAATTGCAGTTTCTTTCCAACCCGAATATCTTTTTAACTTAAAATGTTTTTTTATTTCAGCACATTCAATTTTAACTTGCTGTAGCATTTTTTCATCATTCTCGTACCAAGTGTACATCGGGTAATCAATGTCCCACCCGCCTACATGTTTCCACCATTTAACACATTCTTCTGGTGTATCGTGGAATGCCCATATTGTAGCTTTTGGAAATAATTCTTTTAATAATGGTATATGATAACTAAACCAATGACTTTTAATAATTTTAATCCCATGGTCCCAATTAGCAAATGGTGCTTTAAACTCTTTTACTATTTCTTCTTTTGTTAAATGTTGAAGTAAATCAAACTTATGACCTACTGGATTATCCGGACCCCAATATGCGCCTCTGTGCCAGCCAACAACTTCTCCATTAACTTTTTTTCTATAAACAAAGTCATTTTTATTATCACTTAAATTAATATCTCTACATAAAAGACTAAGCATACGAATTGCTCCACTCCATCTAGAACCTGGAGCTCCTGCAACTATTATTAAGTCTTCACCTTGGTATTCCATTATATGCCTTTGTTAAGTTCTGTTAATATTTTATCTGCTAGATAATTATGAGTTTTAGGTCCTGGGTGTGTTTGGTCTCTTCCTAAGTCTATCATTTCTTCTTTACTGTATTGTATTGATTTAATATGTGTTGGTTGATAATCATAGAACCAATGCTTTCTTCTTTCATTTGGTTCTAATATATAATACTGTGCATTTGGAAATGCTTGTAGTAATGCTAATTCAAACATTTTAAATATTTTACCATTGCTTTGTTTAAAAGTTTCTCTAACAAGTTCTCTAACTTTTGCATCTTTTTCTTTTCTTAACCAAAATCTCATAAGCCAGTTAGTGTCATTAACACCCCAGAAATCAGTAAGTATAACGTACTTTGGATTAAGTTTAAAATTAAATAAATTATCTGCCATATCTGTTAATGTATCAAAATCACTTATATTAAAATGGTTCAATGCTAGCTTTTTAGAAAGCAAATATGGTATACTCATCTCATACGGTATTCCAGTTCCTAATAATAAACTACCGCCCGCAAATACTATACCAACATCAGTTAAATCATCCGGACCTCTATATCCATATTTGTTCCATGTATAACTAAAGTCCAATTCGGCATTATTATCCCAATCAAGTTCTTGTATTGCATTAAAAGTAAAATGGTCAGTTCCATTTTCTCCTATTTTACATTTGTTTCCTGTATCATGTCTGCCATAATATTTTATTGTTTCGTTTGGCAGTCTTGGTTGTTTTGCAGATTTTTCACCTGCGGTATATTTAAACTTTGGATCTACGACTGGATTTCCAAATTCTATCATACTTCAATAATCCTATTAGGATCTGGATTGTCAATCATGTGTTGTACTTTATCACTAACGAATCCAGTAAACTGAAAAGTAACTCTAGGTGTATATCCAAAGTTAGCTGTTCCGTGTGGCATATTACACCAATCATAAGTTATACACGTACCTGCTTTGTATCCTTGATGGTAGGTATTACCAAATTGCCATACATGACCATAGTCCCAATCTTGTAAGTGAACTAGGAATCTTCTTAATTTTAAAGGATTTTTATCTGCACCTGCTTCTGTCCAAACTTTACGCCAACCTGGCCTAGCATATCTCATTTGTTGATCAATA